GGCTCTAAGTGGCGATATAGATTCTTGTTTGATCCATTTCCAAAACATTGTCAATTTTGTGGTACTCATATTAATGATCTTTCAAGGCTTGAAGTTCATCACATAGATAAAAATAGAAATAACAATGAAAAATCAAATCTTATTGTTTTGTGCCCAAGTTGCCATAAAAAAGCAGATCATGGAACGTTAGTTAGGTTCAAATGTCAAAATTGTGGTAAATATTTTTATCCACAACGCAGTCTATCTAATCCGAGGAAATTTTGTTCCAGAGAATGTTATGTTAATTCAAGAAAATAGTTATTTTCCTTTACCTTTTCCGCCGCAGCCACGCTTTTTCATATCCATAATTATCACCCAGGTATTGATTCTTCAGTTGGTATTGGAAGTCCAGGTTGCATACCAGCTTCCATAGAGACATCCGATGTTGCACGCACTTCTTGGTAGGCCTCATTAACGGCCTCTTTAACATCCATAGATTGTGAGTCTTTTTCCAGTGCAAGAAGTTGTGAAAGTTGCTGTATTTGGTTGGAAAGCAGATTCACATTAGCTTCTTTCATCTTAGCACCGGTCTCGGCAATCTCAGAGACGGTCTTTGCACGGTCAAGGGAGGCCGCAGCAACACGTTCACGAGCAAGGGCGGTATCGGCAACCATACGACCACGACGTTCAGCAGCAAGAGACAGGTCAGAGATAATCTTAGATTTCTCAAGCCCTTTAAGAAGCTCTTCTTGTTCCATAGCAGCGGCTTGTTGTGCTTTAGCAGCTTCAGCTTCTTGTGCGTAGGCTTCTTGCAAGCCAGATTCATTAGCAATGGTGATGTTATCAATAAAGAATTGATCGGGGATATTGATTCCAGCTTGCCTGGCGGCGAGGCCCTGAGCGTATGCCAGTTGACGTTGGGTGTCGGTTAGTAGTCCCTCTTTGACAACACAGTCATATTTACCGAAGCTCTTATTATAGAATTCTTCAGACACCTCTTTGCCGGTGATACGCTCGATCTTTTCGGGCTCCCAGTTACCCTGGATCATCTTGATGATAACGTTACCAAGTAGCTTTTGGGAAAAAGAGAAGTTATCGAAGATGTCTTGCATGGTGGTAACGGCATTATAGGCACGCATCTTAGCAAGAACACCGGAGATTTCGACATCAGATCCATTAGTAATACCAAGAAGTTCTTCATTGGCACCAGTAAGTTGTATGATATCGGATGCCAGCGCTTCGATAAATTGGGGTAGACCAGGAGGAACATCACCAGCAGGTATTTTAGTTAGATCCGATGGTTCAGAAGAGATGGTACGTTCAATGACAACGCCCTGGCCGGTTTTATATAGGTCGGCTTTGTTGGCAACGGAGCCAGATTTAACAATCCAGCCAGAATTAGCTTGTGATCGAAGGATATCGGACAAAGAGGAGCGTGTTTTGTTAAATTCTTCTTGTGCGTCACGCATACAGGACATAAGTCCCTGCATTTTGTACTTATAGTCATCGTATTCGGGTTCATAGAAGCAGATGACAGGTACAAAGGGATAGCAATCGATCTCATAGGGGTTATCCCCATGCCACATAAGTTCATCTTGGACAAAGACGGCAAGTTCAATACAGGGAACCCAGGTCTTTTGAGAGGTAATCCATGGGTATTCGTTAAGGAATTCTTTCAGTTGGGAATCAGAACCCTTCCAGATGGTATTCTCACCATTAAGTTTGTCGATGAGGACGTTCTTTTTCTTTGTTGTCTGTCGCCAGTATTCATCGTAAGCCAGAAGATTGGCCCGATCTTTACGAGAATAGGACATATAGTTGAATTTATTGTCATTGATGCCGACGGGGAGTTTATCGATGTCATTAGCCGACTCAGGAAGAAGCATTTTTCCTTGGTTTTTATCGATAAAGCGCCGACGCATAAGGTATCGACAATCGGTAAGGTCTCGTTTGGTAAAATACGGATCTAAAAGATAGGAGTTGTATGGTTCCCGAGACATTTTGATATCGCCGTTAACCAGGTCTTTAGAGTGATCCATATAGATAGAGATGAGATTTTGAGAAGTAACCAAAGATTTCTCAAAAGCGTCCGAAAGGATGTTATAACCGTCTTCATATTGCATCTCCCATATAAGGCAGTCGGTTAAAAGTTCAGCAGTATAGTCATCGGAGTTCTCAACGGGTTGACAGATGGATGACAAGCGATTCTTACGTTGGAAGCCAGAGGCCATTTTGATAATACGTCGTGCATGGTTAAAGACGTAGGCATTGCGCCCCTGTTCACGAAGAGAGATTTTGTCTTCGTTAGACCATTGATCGCCAACGTAGAATTTTAGATTCTTGTAGGATTCTTCTGTTGTTTCAGACCACAGTTGAGAGGCCTCATCATAAGAATCATCACGGTCTTTTTTAAGAGTCTCATCCATAGCAAACCATATAGTAAATATATTTGCATTATACAGGAATTGTATGGAATAGAGAATAAAAAGTTAGTTAATATCGGTAGATATTTTTACGATTAAGTTCGGCGATAGAAGGCCCCTCTTCAGAATAGGGTTTATGAAGGTGCATTAATGCATAGCGTGCCGCATCGCAGTTAGAGACATATATGCCATTAGCAAAATAGTGGTGTGTCTCTTCTACTTCAATATTGTATACAACGGCCTTTGATTCAATATACGGAGAAGATTCACACGGGATGCATTCATGAGACATAGACATCTTGGTGTTCATATGTTCTGTTATTTCACACCTAAGCAGACACAGTTCGTGGTTTCCGTTAAGATCTTTCAATGCAATATGGCGTTCATTTTGCCATATAGGATGATTTCCAGTGCCCACCAAAGAGGCAAAAGGCGTCTTTAGTTCCCATATGTCATCAGCTTCTCTTGCCATACATGCGATCACACGTTTGTATCCATCACGGGTAAAAACCAGATCTCCAACTTTTAGGTCTTCAATAGGGCGTTCTCCAGTAATGGTAGCAATCATAGTACCAGCAACAAAGCAAAGGTGGTCATTGGCTTTAAAGACAACGTCATTACCGGCATTCAACCCCCTTTCATCCCAACGGTACGATCCAAGTTCCCGTATTAGATTAGAACAGCGTCGATGTACTTTAAGGTCACCAGTAGAAAAAAGGGTAGAGACGGTACGTATACCAGGCAAGACATCGTTATTGCCATTGATGATGTTATGAAGGTTGTGGGTTACTTGCAGTTCGGTTTTAAAGGAAGCAGCAGAAGGATCAACCACAATGGATTCAATGATACGACCATTACAGAAGTTTACGAAGTCGTCTCCGTATTCGGAGTCGGTCTTTTGCCGTTGGTGTGTTTTAGAGTCCCAATAATATTCTTTTTCAATCCAATAGTGAGGAAACGCAGCAGGATTATAGCCAATAAGAACGAAAGCACAGGGAGCATTAGTGCCATAGTCAACACCCACAACATATTTAGAAGCAGAAGGTTCATAATTAATAATACAAGATTCATCAAACATGTCATAGATAAGACCGGAGGCAACAACCCACTCACCATCAACATAACGCCGACCCCATAATCCCGTATACTCTCTTTTAAGGGCATCCAGATATTCTTTGGTTAAAGAGGGGTTATCATCAAGACGGAATGACCATCTGGAGATATCCAGCTCTTCATGACGATCCAGGTATTGTACTTTAAGCCAGTGAAAGGGAGAGTCAGGGTTAGTAGTACCAAACAATTTAGCACCAGGAACAGATAAACGAGATAACAACATCTTAAATACCCCCTCAGGAATATTGGTTATCTCATCAACATAGGTCATCGCCAAAGTGGATCCCTGTATCCGCTTTTGTGCCCTCTCATCATTAGCACCAACAAAGTAGATATTACGTCCAAAGACACCCATCTGTACCGATTTAGGAGTAGGACAGGGCATGCCAAGTAACCCCGTAAGGTCAACCAGTACGTTACGTTGTATCGAGTCACGAGATACCCCCAAGATCATTACATCACCAGGAGGTCCATCTTTAAGTTCCAGGGCAAACCGTAAGATAGACGCAAAGGTCTTACCAGATCGTACAGAACCCTCCCATATGTTAAGACGGTTGGTACTGCCACGTATACTGGCGGTTTGTTTCTTACTTAATGCCATATGGTTACTCCAATCATCATACCACCACTGCTAAACAAATACCATAATACAATAACATAACGTATCTAATTGACAACCAGATACATTAAATTATTCACTCTATTGACAAGGAATATACCATATATATAATCCAAGCGTAGGGCGGTGCCCGACTTACCATTGGTCGTAGAGATAAGTAGACGGTACCTCTCCTTTGTACCGGCTCTTACTCTCGTCGGATCACCACCACACGCATTAATTATCTATTAATGCACTTTTAACCACATCACGAACAATAAGTAAGTCAAGCCGCCCGTAGCGTAATCCTCGCTCAACATGCGATCAAATGCGCCACTCATGATAACTTAACTCGCAGTATGCTTTTGATCGTATGTGAACTGTGTGCCGATAGGACACACAAGCGTAATCCCTTCTACGAACAGTATTAAGTTCAACCCAAAATACCAGGGTTTTATATACCCCCTACCCCTTATTAACAACAAAACTGCTAATCAACCACGTGTGCCTGCTCTGATGGTGGGGTAATAAAAAGAAACAGAAACATATATAGGGATGCACCCCCCTTCAGCCCCCAAACAGCATAAGAGACGCTTTTTCTTTTCAAAATCTATTGATGACACTCAACCAAATCATTGCTGATGCTCAAACATTATTGCTGATGCTCAACCAAGTCACGAATAGCGTCGATCATCTGAGATTGACGCTTGCGATACTCATCTTCAGCAATAACCCTGCTCTTCTCTTTGAGTTCGTACGCCTTGGCGGCAATCGATTCATCCATGGCCTTAAGCTCAACCGAATGATACTTGAGTAAGATTTCCGTAAGATGCTTATTACTTCCTCTGAGACAGTAAGTAATAAGCTTATCGGTAATCGCAAGATGCCAATATGAGAGAAGAAGAGAGAAATTGTAGTCTACCTCCTCCTTATTGATAGAGTTATCGTTAAGTGGGTGAGTGTGAATGTTGTCTAGTTGTTCTTTGGCAAGGATAGCGGGTAGGAAGAAGTGTTTTTGCGGATGGTGGACAAGTTTATCAATATTTTTGAGTATATCGACTAGTGGTTTAGGGAAGTGCTTTTCGTCTATGATATCCATAATCTTTCTTTTTATCAGTTTGTGTGTTATTTGTGTTGCTATTATGTATGATAGTGTGATATAGTTATGTTATCACTACGGTGGAAGGGAAGCAACATAAACTAAAATATAAACGGGGTAACGTTATGGAAAACATAAAAAGCCACAAAGTAGACGGCAAGCTAATCATATACAACAAAAGAACGTTTGTTGTTGAGATTGATTTAGATGCATACGAACACAAATCAGACGAAGAAGATCTAGATTTTTTTATGGTGAATGAAATAACAGCGGAATCATGGGATTATTTGTGTGGAATTCAAGCTGAATCGCATGAAGAGGCCTTTAAGATATTTATTGATAGGGCTTTATGATGATTGTGTTGTTACAAACATTTTTCTTAGTAGTATTTATTTACTATGTATTGAGTGGAGATTGATATGTTTTACATGTTGCAAGTTTTCTTTTTTATGATGCTGATGTACTTGGCTTTTACGGGTCGTCTGTTTAAAGCGATCAAGTATTACTTAGACAATTAATTAATGGAGTTACGTTATGACAAAGATTGATTTGACGGGTTACGGTGATGATGAGTTGAGCTTAATGGTATTCAATGACGAATACCTTTATGCAGAACGTCACGGTGACAATCTTGTGGGGTTATTAGAGGACTATAAATTTACTGATACACAGATGAGTGTTTTAAAAGAAGATCTTGAATCTGATTTAGAAGAGATCAGCGTTTAAATATTGGAGATACGTTATGAAGAACAATAAGAAAGTAAAGAATATGGTTGGTACTCTTGATATGGATTACCTTGAAGAGGGCAAACAAGGAGTGGTGATCTTGTGGAAGGACGGAACGATTACCACTGCATATGATAAAGAGGAGCTTGTGGTATCAGAGCTTCCTATATTAAGGCTGTGGGAGCTTGATGATACGTGTGACTGTACTAAGTTACGTGTATGGATTGATAACCATATTGAAGTATTCCAACGGTTGTTTGATGCCTACGAAGATGTTGAACAAAACGATGACGATCTTGGCTCTATTGACTTT